CAAGACGTTTGAAGAACCTCTCTACAACTGTCAGCGGCTTTTCTGATGTCGTTGCCCAGCGTGATACTTGGTCTGCGTACCATTCACCAAAGCTCTTCCAGTAAGGCGTTAGATCCTCAAACTTAGTCTTCTCTCCGACTTGAGTGCCTTTACCAACGCCTCGCGCCCGCATGGACTCGATGTAATCCCTGGCCGATTTGCCTTTGGAGGTTTTTAGGAACTTATCAAACTCGTCACGTATGGAACGCTGTGTTGCAAGATCGGCACTCCTAAATGACTCACGCTCATGGATGTGGCCAAACTCATGGGCTAGCGTCTCTAGCATCCGCGTAACTGATGCGTCCTTGGTAAAGGCTATGTAGTAGTTACCATCCGCCATCTTTCGCATGGAACCAAGTTCACCACCAAGCGCGGCAGATCCGATCGTCCGGTGCGGGCCTGTGAACTTTCCACGGTTAGCCACCACATCCTCAATCGTTGTGACATAAACATTCTGTGGAATCTTGAGAAGCTTCTTCCATCCTGCAATCACACCGGCTAATTGCGGGGAAACGCTTTGCGACACTGCGACACCATCGGCATCAAACTTGATGAATGGTGATTTGTCATGCAGAGCCTTATCCTTCTTCTCAAGTGATTCCTTGGCCGCAACTAAACGCGCCTTTTGTGGCGCATTAATTAAATTGCCTGTGTAATTCTCTACATCTGTGCGCGAACGGAAAGATCCGTTGGCAACTACATAAACAGGATCGCCTGTTAATAATGAATGAGCCCGAATGAGCGCAAGATCACCGTCCTGCCAGACCACAACCCCACCCAGATCATTCGCATGGCTCTGTGATGTTTTAGACTGTCCCGCCGTAGCCTTCATCATCGGCTGAGCACGGCGCTCTTCTTCGCGACGGCTAGACTCTTCGTTCATTCTAACCATTAAATCGTTAGCAGCTCGCGAATCACCGCCAACATATTTATCTACTGCGTTTGATAAACGCCTAAAGGATAATGTTTGATTGCGTTTTAGGTCCCCGGGACGTGGAATTTGCCCCCGATCATTGGGGCGAAGTGGCACCCTGCCCATAGCCTCATCATCAGCACGGTTCACTTTCTCATGAAGATCCCATATTTCTTGTGGCACCCAATCGGGGGCTTCACTAATTGTAGTTCTGGCCATCGGCTGAGCACGGCGCTCTTCTAGGTCAGACAGTGCCTGCTCGATCTCTTGCTGGTTCTCTTGGAAGTACGCATAAGCCTCATCTGTATCAGGCAACGTACCATCCATCATCTGCTCCGCATAGGAGCGGGGCGTGAAGGTTACTTCAGCTCTGGCAGCTTCACGTTCAGATCTGGCAGCTTCGCCAGGTTCAGCAACTCGCTCTTCGCCTTCGGGGACAGCTTGTTCCACTTGCTCATAAACAACTCTTTGCTCATCGGCAGCTTCCGCGGCTTCAAGATTGGCTTCAAGTTCACTGCGAAACTCCCTAATCATGGTTAACACTTCGTCTAGCTTCAAATCTAAATCAGCAAGCTCAGCCTTCGTCGTGTCGCTTACATAGTCATAATTCAAGATGCGGTCTTTGAGATACTCAACCGCCTCGTTTTGCTTCATCTTCTGGTCAAACACATCCGCCTGGTCAACAGCAACAGATGAAAACTCCCCAAGCCATGGGTCCAACAGCCCACTAACAACAGCCTTATCAAGGTTCTTGTCGGATTGGGTCTTGCGTATATCCGCAACATCCTTTGCGCTTACACCAGCTCGTTTCAGCGCATTCAGGAACGTATCTCCCTGCGTCTTACGCTTGCGCTCCCTAGCCTCGACAGCCTCCTTTTGTGTCGCAAGTTCACCAGCCTGCTTCTCTAGTTCGGCTATCTGCTCTGCGATCCTTTGATCTTCTTCAGATAATGGCGCAGGACCTTCCATGGGCGGCGGCTCAACAAACTCAGGAGGACCTTCAAGCTGGATTGTTTGTGCAGGCGGAACAGCGACTGTTAAGCCTGCCGACTCTTCTTTCTTGGCCTCTAAAATGGTCCGCGACCCATCTTCAGATTTGGCAGATACAACACCGTTGCGCTCCATTTGCTCAAGCAATCTTCCCGCACGGTTATAACCAATACGAAGCGCACGCTGCAAAGTAGATATCGATGCCTTACCAAGGCGCCTTACAGTTTCTACTGCTTGGTCATACATATCATCTGCTACAAGAGGGATGACAGGCTTTTGCGATTCGCCAGGGGTTACTTTGGGCAAGCCAAGGATCGCCTCAACATCAACGCTGGCAGGCATGATTGCCCGTATTTCATCCGGCGTCTTGCCCGCTTTTGCCAAGTTTTTAACGCGCGTCTCTTGCGCCAAGTCATTGACGCGCTGCAACACACTTGGGTCTTTAGCAAAGTTTTTAATTTCTTGAGGGCTGTTAAACGTCACGCCTCTTTCTTTTGCGACCTCTAAAACAGCTTCAGGCATTCCCGCGATCATCGTTGTTCCACTCTGATGCGCTTGGAACATCTTCTCGTACAAGGAATCCACCATACCGCTGCCCATGTTTGCAAGATTTTGCAAACCTCCGCCAGCAGGCGGTGGCGTTACGGTAGCTGCGGGTGGTGTTACAGGGGCCTTTGATGTGGTACTTGCAGCTTGTGGTGTAAGTGCTTGATCTGTAACGGGAGCAGGGGTAATTCCGCCCATGGGCGGAATTTGATACTTAAGTAGGGGGTCTGTCGTTTCTGGCTGTACGGGCTGCTGTGTAGCTTGTTCAACAGGCTTTTCAACAGGCATACCAAGCCGTTCTATAACCCGCCCAGCAACGCCAAGGCCTGCGCCAGCGGCACCTCCTGATAGGGCGGCTTCAACATATTGCTTAATACGATCAGTGGAGAATAAATCGCCATGACCGCGCACATAATCAACGGCTAAGTTTCCAATCGCCTCTTGAGCCGCCTCGGTCAACCCTTCTTTAGGTGCAGTTTTGGCTGCTGCAATGCTTAAATCTTTTGCAACCTCTAGGAAGCCTGATCTTTTTGCTACTTCTTCTGCACCTTTTAGTGTGCCGAAACCCCCAAGTTTTTTTAGAAACGCTGACGGTGCTACAAGATCAAGCATAGTTTGACCAATAGCAGCCGTTGCCGCCACAGTTGGTCGTAGCTCGCCCGTTTCTTGATAAATATTTGCAAATGTTTCTGGTGAGTTCAGTGCGTAACCGCCAACACCTGCTCCTGCAAGACCGGCTCTTTGTGTTATCTGGGCGGCAGCTTCTGCACCCCTTGCTTCAGCAACGGCTTGCGGAAGTCCTCTTGCTAATGCGGCCTCAGTTGCGGCAACACTAGCCCTTCCAGCAAGGCCTCTAGCAGCTAATGAACCAGTTCCGCCAGTTAGTAACATGGCTAGCCCATAAGGAAGAGCCTCTGCACCTCGCTCATAAGCGTAACCTAGGGCAGACAAGGGACCGGTCACATCTTCATATGACTGATACAGTCTAGGAAGTTCTTGGTATCTTTGTTGGTAAGCCTCTTTTGCTTCCCCTAAAAGGGCTTTAGCTGGCTCGTCCTGGCCTAAAAAAGCTAGGCCCATGGCAGGAAGCTCTTTAGATAAAGATGTGCCTATGTTTCCAAATGTTCTTGCTATGGGTCGGCCAGCGATCTGACCAAGCGAATACTCGGGTTCCACCCCCATCTCCATTTGCATACCACGCAAAATGGATTGGTAGTCTTCGGGTTTCAGTCCTTCAGGTAACTGTACCCGGCCACGCCCAGGAACATTGAAGATTGGCATTATCGTCCACCTTGACCCATTTGCCTATAACGCTGTACATCATCAGCAGGAACAACATACGGTGAATAGGGAACTCCAAACTTTGATGCGTAGCGTCTCAGGACATCATCCTGCTCACGGCGCATTTTATCTCCAAGACTTTCTGTCTTTCTACCTTGTGCGTCAACAGGCCCGGGTTCACGCCAGGTCTTTGGAACGCTTCCAAACATACCTGTTCCGCCAAATCCAAGCGTTGTTTCCGCCATCTTGTTGTATTTATCTTCAATGGCTTTGATCTCTGCTTGCACTTGCGGCATGGCATAGACCTCGCGCATTTCTTTGGATAGCTGCAATGGGTTAATTGGCTTCTCGCCACCACCTTTTGGAGCCATAGCCCGCGCCAATCCCATGCCAACCTCAAGTGGCATCATGGCTTGTTTTTGTGCTATCTCTTGAATCTGTAGCCTGTAAGTACGCTCTTCTCTTGCTGCCCTGTCTGCCGCATCGTAATCGCCACGGCGGATAGCATCTTGATACTTGGCGTGGGCCAACTGCGCCTGCAACGAAGCTTGTTGCATTGCACGATTCTCTGCCCCCATGGACTTCTTGACATCTTCACCGGCCTGCAAGCCACCGGCAAGCCCAGAAAGGAAATTACGATCCTTGCTGCCCAGCATGGATAGGGCTATCTGGCGGTTAGCGGCTTTTTGAATGTCAGCTTGGCTAGGCTGTTCACCATAGAACTTCTTTAGTTGCTCCATGATTGGAGATATTTGGTCAGGAAAGCGCTTCTGCCGTTCATCGTATAGCGACCCGGCACGAGCAGCGGTTTCAGCCGCAAGTTCTGGCTGGATCTGAGGTACGCCCGCCATAGCCTTCTTGCCCATAGCAATGATCTGCTCAATACCCATAGGTGCTGGAGCAGCGGGGTCTTGCTGCGGCGCAATAACTTGTTGTCTTTGTTGGGGCTGCTGAGTTTGTTGAGTTTTGTTTTGATCCTCTGGCTTCTTTTGATCAGTTGTTACACCGCGCTCTTGCATTAAACGATTAAAATAAGGGAAGGCAGCGGATCTATCTGCGCCGCCATAGAATGCGTCTGGTAAATATGGGATGTTTACCCCAGCCGCACGCAGAGGCCTGGTAATCACCAACTCTCCGAGCCCAGCCGCCTGACGAACAGGGTAAGAAAGAACGTCTTTTGTTACTGCCCCAGCGCTCTCGGCTAGCTTAATCATAGCCTCCCTATCTTTACGGCGCTGCTCTTCTTCCTGTTCTTTTGTTAGGCCGCCTACAGGTCTGTCATCGCTGCCCCCACTAAATGCAACCATCCCGCCACCGGCCATGCTCTGCTCAGGCATGAGCCCAGCAAGACCTGCCATTTGTGGTTGCATTTGTTGCATTTGTGGTTGCTGCGACGGAGCCATCTGCATAGGCTGCTGCTCTTGTGGAGCATTCATACCAGGCGGCATCATGGGCATACTTGGCGCCATGGACTCAGCCAACTGAGCAATAACAGGCTTGTTAGGCTTCTGCGCCCTCTGGCTGTAACGCTTACGCATATCCTCCCGGCGAGCCATTTCCGCCGCAGCAAAGATCGCTAGCTTAGGATCTTGTGCGTACTTAGGCAGCACCTGATCGGGCACTGCCTTAAACATCTCCATGGCCTCAAGGATATTGACATCCCCGCCAAGGCCGGTATTTGCTTGTGCTTGCATTGCTTAGCCCCCGTACAAGAGACGTGCTAATCCTAACCCTTGGGTTAGTGGATTACCAGAAGACTGATAAGCAGACTGTGTGGCATAACCTGGTAAGCCAAAGATGATGTTCCTGTAACGCTCTGCCTGCTGCGCCGGATAATCCCGCTGCTGCTGGAACTCTTGATACATGGCATCCAAATCGCGCTGACGGCGTGCTTCATCCGTAAGCCCAAGCTGCTGCAAGGTCTGAGCCTTCTGCATTTGATTGGCTAAGTCTTGTTGATACAGCTGGCCAGCCTTGTCATAAGCCGCAGCCGATCCCTGCATCTGGATATTGGATAGGTTGGTACCCAGGTTTCTCATCAGTTCAGACTCAAGAATTGCTTGTCGTGACCCGCCAAAAGCCCCTCTTTGAGACGCTTGTCCGCGGAGATTCTGCAACCCTGTGCCGTACTCTCTTATAGCCGCCTGCTTCGCCACATCCGTAACGCCTTGCTGGTACGGATTCATGTAAGCCTGCATGACGCCCATCTTCTGGCCGCCCACGTCAATCTGACCAAGCAGACCGGGGGAAGCAGCAGCTTGCTGAGCAGCTTCAACACCTTGCTGGTACAAAGGCGCCGTCTCAGCATATCGCTGCTGAGAGTAAGGCGTATAGGGGGTATACGCAATCTGCTGCCCCATGCGGAACACATCAGATATGTACGGGAGCTGGAACTCCGGGGGCATTTGTGTGACTGTTTGCGACGGGCCGCCCATACTCATTTGGACACCTCTTCCATCAAAGTTACTGTTTTCAATCGTTGCGGGTATATCTTCTGCCAGCCTGGACGCCCTTGCAACATGATGGCATCACAGTCTGCTTGCTTGGCGAACAATCGTATGTACGTCACGATATGCTGAATCTCATCTAAATTGCCCCCTGCAAGCCACACATTACAAAGCCTTTTGCGTGGGTACTGCTTAATCTCTGTTACTAGAGCACATTCTTTACCGGGCCAAAACTGCGCCTGCCCTTGCTGTATTGCTTCTAACACATCCTCTAGGGAAAACAAATTGCCGGCTTGGTCCAAGGCCGCTTGGATCCATGCGCTGCAACGCTCCCATTCGTTCATGCAGGCATTGCCTTATCTGTCTTCACCGCTGGAGGCTGCTTGCTCGTGCCATGCCTCGCCTTGCGGATCTTCTTCATCATGTCGTAGAGCTTCTGCGCCCCAGCATTCGAGGAGCCATTACCAAGATCGGATACCACATCAGCAGGTACAACAAACTCACCACGGGCTAACCTGGCAGGCTGAGTCTTTCCACCACCATGATCAATCTGTGCTGTGATGCTATCTGACATGCCATCACCTGGACCTTCTAGGTATCTGCCGGCTGCTGCATAGACATCACCACCTTCGTTGTAGCCAACAAAGATGTCATCTACAGACCCACCCGATGCGCCGCCTTGAACTGTGTCGCTTCCAGAACTGCCTACTACCGTGCTGTTTCCACCACCGCCAGCTACCGTGTCGTTTCCGGCGCCACCGGTTACCGTGCTTGCACCTTGGAAGGTTATGGGTGCGATTGTCATTGGCTTATACAAAGAAGCCAATCCCGCTTCATAACCTGCTCGCCCTTGTGCAATCTGCTCAGGCGTTGGACCATATCTTTTTGCCGCCTCTGTTGGATCAAACTGAAATGGGTTCGGGTTGAAGAACAGGGGCATACCCTTCATGGGTGTGTAAATGTTCTGGCCAGAAGCGGACTTTTGTGGCGCTGGCTGAGGTGGAAACATGGGCGCAGTAAGCGCACGGTTATAAACAGGGGCGGCCTTGTATTCCGGTTGTTTAACGACCGGAGCTTTGTTTTGCGTTAAAGCCGCAGCAAGAGCGCCAAGGCCTAGTGCAAGACCGGCACCGGTACCATTGGACCCCTGTGTTCCTAATACGGCCTTGAGAACATTTTTCCATATAGACGAGCCTTCAGGGCCTAGACCAATAGAAGCCTCAATCTCTTCATTAGTCGGACTTGTTCCATCTTTTGAAATAGATTCCGGATCTAAACCAATAAGTTTCCAGAAATCAATCTCGCTATCTGATTCAGTATTGCTTGATGTAGTCATGGCTTACTCCGATAAGTAGCCCATTTTATTGGGTTAAGTCATAGAAGGAAATGGACCCGACGCCATCTCCTTTAGTTGCACCAGATACAGTCCTTACACCTAGCGTATAAATATCACTTGTGCCTGAGATGGTTGCACCAAGCTGTAAGTCCCAGTTATAGCCAGTAGCCGAGGAGGTATTAACCGTACCACCGCTACCTGTTGATGTGACGTAATCTGTTTGAACAATCGTGCCGCCACTCATCGCCGTAGCGGCGACATCATAATCAACATTGGAATCAGATGGCACAGTTGCCGCCCAGGTCGCTCCAGTAAGTGTGGCGTTCTTAATAAACGCTACTTCATAATTCTGGCTAGTCAATGGCAGGAACTGTATGCGATTGGGTAAAACCACTGACCCAGTGCGCCCCGAGGCAAGACGGATGGACACGATAGGATAAAACGCTGCCGTATCAATATTGGTAAATGCAGTAGTACGCCTTGCTATATGATCAATAGAGGTCTGCTCAAAACCACCTTCAGAAATGACTGAAGAGCAAATTGCTTTCATACTAGCCGCAACCGCAGATGTGGCGGAACTAATTTCGTACCTTACAGGCAAAATAGCCGTGGTCATGTACACATTTGAAATATCGTTGGCATTATTGAACGTATGACAAACAATGTACTGGCCATTGATAATAAATCCGCACCGGACAGAGCCAACACCAAGCCATTCAAAATCCATCCATAAAATTTGCGCCTTGCTAGGATCAAGCGTTAAACCTGAAGCACCGGTTCCGTCTAGTTTGTCACCGTTCCAGCTGGTCTGATTTACTGTCCTTGCATCAGATACTGTGCCTGTTACATAAGACCGCAATACAAATGAATAGGTCCCATCTACTCGCTGGAAAAACACACCGTTCTGATCATTAAAGTATCCAACCCGCTGGGTAAGATTTAAGCTCTGGCTACTATCCATTACAAAGGTTGCAAGTACTAGCAAGCCCTTCCCTGGCTGATAGGGAAATGACCGATAAGACTGGCGAATGACAGAACCAACCCCTGCGCCTGTAACTTCCATCTTGACAGCTGCTTCGTTGGACAGGAAAGAAGTCGTGCCTGTGCCCGTGGTTGAGACATCATATTGGTTATCAGCAGCGTACCTGCTCTGGCTGTCAAAAAGGGTGTAAGGCTGACTAACCCTTTGGCGACCAAACGCATCGAAGTACGTCTCCGGTAAGGTGACTGGTAATGTGTTTTCGGTTGCCATAAGCAGTGATAAATAATTGTTGACGCGGTTAAAGTAAAGCCGTAAGACGTTGTTTAGCTGCTCCTGATACTGAGGATTCCATTGTTGTGGCGCATAAGGAAGGTTTGGCGCCGCAATCTTGGTAAGCTGATAATCAGACGTAACAACATAAGTCATGCACCACTCCCTGTGGCTCGGCCATCCGGTCTGATATCAAGTCGCGGCGCTCCAAGTTGCCATGCACTACCAAGGTCGGTTGACTCAACCTTAAGAATCAATTGACGCCCCCTAACCCTTGTGTAGACCTGGCCAGTGAACTGTTCAATTGTGGTTGTCGATGTCCTTGTTACAGCGGCCGAGCTTGATCCACCAAGAGACTGAGGGTTGTTGTAGCCTGACCCAGAGTTCATCATGGGAATAAGCGTCATAGTTACGCTTGGATTCGGGTTGGTATTGCTGGTGCCGCTAAATGTAATATCTGGGAGTACCCGCCAAACAAACCCAATGTTATGGCCATCCTGAATATCAAACTCAGCTGACTCAATATAAGCATTGATCGCCTGCGGGATGCCGCTTACGTTGTCATCATTTCCTGTTTCATGGTTTACAAGGTTGTTGCTATAAGTTGCGGCCACAGGGAACTCACGCAAACCAGCATCTATCCAGGCGGTTCTTGCCATGGTCCCGTAATACCAGATTCTTTCGAGATAGTTGAAGACTACGTAACGGTCTATCGAGCCACTACTCGAAGAAGCGTAAAACCACCAAACCTCATTGAAACCTTCATTAGTGCCTGAGAAGTACTGAAGATATTGAGTTGAATTTATATCTTGATAAATGTACTTACGCAGATCGCATTGCAAGGTTTGGACCCGTCCGTCATACATGTAAAACTTATCAACACCCATCCAAAAAGCTATACCTGTCGCAACCGATGCGGCGTTTGGACTAACGATTGAGATGTTGTCTGATAGTAATTGCGCTCCCCATATCAACGGCGCTCCAAGGTATTGCAACGAATATAGCGCGGTATCTGTCCAAACAAGAATCTCTTGCCTGGTCTGTGCGGCGGCTATGATCTTAGACCCATGAGAAAGCCTTAAAGATCCTGCTTGGTTTGCTGCGGTAGGCGCCCAGTCTGTCAACGACTCCTGATCCGCCCACCGTATGAGCATGGGATCTTGATCTGTATTGCCAACATCGTTGGTTCCAAGGCAAAACACAAATCGGTAAACATCTGATACAAATACTAAGTTTTGTATTACCGGAGGATCTGTTGCTCCTGGAAGCGTTGTTATATTGACGCCTCTTGAAGAAAGGCCTCCCGTTGCGTCCCAGTAATACACACCACCACCGCGTGGGCCAAATACAAGATCCTCGCCAAAGTTCATGGCCGACCATAATCTCAATGCGTCTGGAACAAAAACACCAACACCGCCCCAACTTCCTTCGCCCCAATAGCCAGCACCCCATCCAACTTGAGCAACTTGCTCGGCTGGCCCGATCGTTATTTCATAAGCCGCACGAACCGAAGAGCCCCCGCCTGACGTGGTACTTGACGCAGCAGATGATGCTGTGATTGTGAAGGCATTTGCCGTGGTCACGGTCATCGAATAATTGCCATTCAGGTCCAAGCCAGCAACAGTGGTCGCCCCTGAAAAGGTCACATAATCGCCTGTCTGACCGCCATGCGCGGTGGCCGTAACGGTTACTACGGCTGAGCCACTTGTTGTTGCAAAAGGGTTTGCTCCAAGCAGTACCGCACTAATATAGTAATCAGCAGTAACTGTCCCGCCGCCAGTAGCTGTGCTTGTGGCGTTGGTCGTTACGGTTATTACATAAGTATTAGCATCCGTGATTGATGTAATAGCATGTCTAGTATTAATCTCTGTCGCTGGTATACCGCCTACCGCAACGGAATTGCTGAAATATACAAGATCCCCAGATGCGGCGCCATGAGCAGTGTCACTAACCGAGATGGTGTTTGCACCACTCGTTGTTGTGAATGGGTTGGTTAAGGTGGCCGTATAGTCATAGGTGCGAAGTGGTGTTATGTCGTTATAAACACCACCGCTTTCAATGTAATACTTGGCACTGGTGCCACAACCCATCAGATTGTTAGCAGTAAGCGTTACCCAGTTCCATAACGCACGGCATGTACCAAGGAACGTATTGGATGAAATCCTGGCCCATCCGCCTATTTTCTCAGGGGTGCCTTGACGAAAACGTACCTTGTCTGATACAAACCAACCGTTCTCGTTTGTATATCGTGTATTTTCACGGTTCACGCCGGGTCGGTTAAGGATCTTGGTAAGCGGCATTACTCACCTCTTAAATACAGGGCTTTTTCAGCTTTGCGGCGGCGCACCAATCCCGGTAACACTTTGCCGCCACCCATAGTCCACATCATAAACGCTTCTGCCGCACCTTCATAGTCGCCGCGATTGTTTTTCATCCTTATCGTAGAACTCTGGTACCGCCCGGGTCCAGCGTTGAAAGCAAAACTGACCACAGCGTCGAAGCTTGACTGACGGCCAGCAAGATTAGGAGACATTCTAAGTACACTGCGTTCAAAACGGACGAGATCATCCTCAAAAAGGCGATCAATCTCCTCCTGCGACCAAGCACGATTATCTTGGACTGCGAGTGGGTAGTCCTTGCGAAGGATGCCGGTATAGCCATCTTTCCTCAATACGGGTAGCTTGATCTGATCTTGGTACAACACATGGCCGTAGCCAACCGTCCAAATATGAGCAGGGCATAAGTAAGGCTTGAGGCTCTTACCCTCAAAGCGGTGCATCAAATCAATGCCTGCCTGCCCTGTTTTCACTTCTTGTTCCAACTTCTAGAGCCGAACCAAAATCCAATAATGCCGCCAAGCATAGCCATCTCATCGTCCGAGAAAATAATCTCAGCAACCTTGATTAGGTCGTCCATGGATTGCACAAGATGGGGATGCTGCCAAACGTAATACGCTAGCACCGCATTAACGGCAATGAGTTCTAGGATTAGCAAGTAAGTGACATTAGGACGTACCGTGCCAATGTAGTTAACCACCCACTTACTGGACTTCTCAATGATTTGTTTGTCATGATCCAGAGCTGCCACGGTCATTTGCGCGTCAGTCTGCATGGCAATCTGATCGGTGCGTATCTCTTCCACCCGCTGTTGGGCTATATACCCTTCCTTGGCAAGTGCTAATTCCCTCTCAGACTGCATCCGTGCAAGCTCAAGCTCATGGGCCTGGTCAGCTTTGTTTTGGAAGTAATCAAGAAGCTTGGGCAGGCCGGAGATCAGTAGCCCGCCAAGGGTTGAAAGTAGTGACAACATCAGTGATCTCCGTTCCTATTAATCTCTTCCTTGGCTTTACGGGCTTCCCGTTCAATCTTCTCCCCGCGCAGCCGACGGACGGTATCAATCTTTTCATCCAACCTGATTAGGTCGTTATCGTGCATCCGCACCCGATCAATCAAGGATATGACCGACTTCTTGGCTGTTGAAAGCACCGGATCTATTTCCTCGGTTGACCACTTCCAGACGTAATACACCAGATACACAAGCCCACTGACTGCTAGCGTTGGAAAGCCATACTCTTCAATCAGTTTGCCGACGTTGTAGTCCATCAGTCTTTCCTAATGTCGTCTTTCTCGGCACGGGCAATCCGGTCGTAATCAGGTTCTAACCCAAGCGAATGCGTGACCTTGATGTCTATCCGCTGCAACTGGGTGTTCATCGTTTCCACCCGCTTTTCTAGCTGGGTGATGATGCTGGAAATGGAATTGATGGAGTTTGTAACGCCAGCCAGAATGTACTTAAGCGTTAGGTAAACAAAATACCCACCAAGACAGGCCGATGCGATAGGCAACCCAACTTGGTGAATAAACACAAACATGTCCAGGTTCATACCGCTACTTTACGAATAGCTCTTGCAATTAAAGATTGCGTCTTGGAGTTATTGAATTGACTGCCATCAAGAAAGTCAATTCGTGTGGCTGTTGTAAGACCAGAGCCAGGATTAGTTGACGTCCAGGTTCTTAGATTGGTCGCAAACGCTTCTGAACCACCTGACTGAAATGCAGAGACGCTTGTTTGCGCTGGAGTTCCTGTCGTGTAGTTAGAACCTCTAGCAGGTACTGAATATGGGTTAGAGCCGTTCGTTGTAACGTTTGACTGTGTTGTTGGTTTGAGGTTGTAGTAACAAATCTCTAACTCATAAAGAGCGGGTAGATACCAGTCAGAGTAACCATTGATCGTTAGTGCGGCACACCACTGGGCAGCAGGATAAGTGGCTGAGTCTAGTTCTGCTGTATTCGTTGCCCCGTCGTACGTTGATAAACCCAAAGAATCAGAGGTGGCAGCAGTCTTGTAGCTAACGCCACCATTTTGCCCAGAAGCCTTCGGTGAAACAAGCAAGTAATAGGTATTACCGCCGAATGAAATTTTTCCAGCGTAATACCCACCCTGCCAGAACTCACCTATTGTCGTTGGGCCTTGTGTTCTTGTACCAATACCAAACGATCCAAATCCTTGGGCAGAGGCACTACCTAATGATTGGATAACCGGCATTATGCAAACCTAGTCTGTGAAGCCAAGACCGTAAACGTAGCCGATCCTGTCTTGATGATGGAATAGGAATACACATCAATCGAACTAGCATTACCCGCTGTTGGAGCAGTACCACCTAACCACTTAGGTGTCACTGACGAACCATCAACCTGTACAGCAGAGTTGTAGTAAGCAGGGCTTCCATTAGTCACTAGAAAGGCACAGGTTAAGACTTCGCCTGTAGCCATCGCTGTATTTAGTGAGGTTCCAGAAGAGGCTCTAAAGTTGACTGTAAAGTTCCCAGAGGCATTGGTTGTGTAGTACAGAACACCTTGGGTTGTCGTGTCGAAGTTAATCGTGCCTGTTGCTGCTGTTGCTGATACCGTGATTGTCTCAACAACACCTTGTAGCTTTGCACCGATCTGAGAGGATGTAGATGCTAGAGAGAGTTGTTTAGCAAAGGTTGCAGCCTGTGCAGAGGAAATCGTAAGTGCAAGCGTACCTCCGGTCTTGACCTCTAGGATGTCTGTGTTGTCAGACGTGATCGAGGTTCCAGCGGTAGCTGCATTAAGGACGTTAGCCATTATTAACCTCTACCCAATTGACTGCTTCTTCATCCCATGTGTACATCTTACCGTCTGTAGGCATCGCTACTGGAGCCTCCCACTGAGCATTAGCGTTTAACAACCAGCTAGCAAAGGGCTTAGGCGGCACAAACGCGTCAATATCTGCTCGGTAGGTATAACCAATCCCTGCGTAGTTCTTACGCATGTTGCCGTTATAACTTGTCTGCTTCCACGTTCCACCGAGAATCTTCTCTAAGTGGGCAGCACCGATGTGTTCTTTCTCAACACCGCTAGCGTCAGAAGTGTCCTTGTTATCAACAACGACAACCTGCGTGACGATGTTGTTTTCGTCCAATTTACAAAAATGAGCCATTATTAACCTCTTGCAAATATTCCGTGGAATTTGTGTCTTGCCTCAATAGCAACCAATTCAGCAAATTCAATGTCTTCAAAATAACCTATCAATTTGCGTTTTTTATCAACCGTTATTTGGACGCTCCATTTTTTGCATCCTTTGTCAAAATAAACGTTTTTCATTCCTGATTTATTGTTGACATGAACCCTTCGGTTTAAACAATTTTGGCTTTGCGTAACGTCTCGCAAATTTTCAATTCTATTGTCAGACCGGTCATTGTTTGCATGATCTGTTATTTTTGGGAGATATCCGTGGTGGTACAAAAATACAAGCCGATGTAGCGGATAGACTTTCCCATCGACACGCATCCTA